ATAAGGACAATTTTCCATAATTTCATTTTTTAGTTTTTAAAGATTTTAACATTTTGTCTATAATACTAGATTGTTTTTTGTGCATAGCAGATGCACCTTTTAATTCTTTACTGACTTTTTTTAATTTAGCTTTCATTTTTTGCCTTTTTTAACACAATTGTTAACCATTTTAATTTTTCCGTTTTTATCTCTTTTTCCACTAGGTGATTTTTTCTTACCTTTTGCTACATATCCTTTCCAGCAGCTTGGTTTTTTCATTTTTGCTAATATTGCCATAATTTATATTTTAGGAGGTTTTAATAATTTTGGTTTTCTAATTTTTAGTACCGGTGGTTTTAATAATTTAAACGGCTTACTGCTTTCATTGTTTGGTCCAATTTCCCATTCACTCCATCCAGCAAACCTTGCTATACGTTGCCACATTTCCATTTCATCAGTTAAAACACCTTTCATATTTTGTGTTTTTCTAATTATTCTATCAGCAGGAAAATTAGTAGCAGCTGATATAACATTTGCACCAGCTAAATAAACAGGATTATCAATATCTGTTAAACTCATATTTCGCATATCATCTATATCGTATTTAAATGAAGTAGCTGTGTTTCTTAGTTTTCTAATTTTAGTATCTATAGGTGGAATAAAATCAAAAACTTCTGAAGCTGCTTTATTATAATCAGGTCTTGATTTTTCAGACTCTGATTTAACTTTAAGCATTACATTTTTTATAGTAGAAAAAGCTGCTCCACCAATACCCATACCTCTTAATATAGAATCAGCCATACCATTTGCTATTCTAGCTTTTTTCATGTCTTCTTTTATAGGATCAGGATTGTCTTCCCATATATTAGTAAACAAAGCATTTTGTAAAGCATTAAACATTAAGTTTTGAACAAAACCATAATACATTACTTTAGAAAAATTAGTTTTATAATCACCTCTACCATTAGCTAAATCTTTTATAGCACTTTTTTGTAATCGAGCGTATTGCATAGGCGTGTTAGCGAAAGCTAAAACTAATCTACCTAATGAACTTGATTGTTCCATGCTAATTTTAGTTACATTAGCTGATTGCTGAGAAACTTCTGATATTTCTTTAAAATCTTTAAAAGCTTTTTCTTTTGCTTGAGCCTCACTTAAACCTTGTTTTTTATAAGTATTTATTCTATTTCTATAAAATGTAGAACCACCTGAAGCAATAGCAAAACTATCTGCTATTCTTGTAAATAAAAAACCTTTAGATAATAAATAGCTTATTGCACCTTTAGCACTATTAGTAGAAGACTTAGCTGCATCAGCTATTTCTGATTCACTAACATTTAATTTTAAGCCATTACGCCTGTCAACTAAGTAGTCAGAATTCATTATTTCCATGAAATCTTTCCAATACTGAGGTTGGTTAGCTAAAGCTTTACCAGCTTTTAATGGGTTGTTATCTGTCCAGTTAATATAGTTTAAAGATGATATTGTTTGAAGCACTGCAGATCTAGCATTTAAAAACATTGTAACACCATTAGCGTTATTAATCCAATCAAGAGCTCTATTTTCTAAAGCGTTTGCTGAAGGTTTTCTGTTAATACCCGTCCTCATTCTGCCTAACATATTTTCTAAAGCTACTCTGTATTTATTACCGTACAAAGCTTCTAATTTATTTAAATTTTCTTTAGAATATATTTTACCTATATTTTCAGTATAACCTGTAGCCTCTAAATATTTAGCTCTACCTCCTCTATTTAATCCAGTTCTAAGATCTGTTGATATACTACCAGCTAACCAGTCTTTAGGTGGAGCAGGATAACCTTCGCCTTTACCAAGCTCTATTAACTGTTCTGAAAAAGCATTTAATTCAGGGTTTTTTTCTATTATTTCACTTAACTCTTTAAGATCTCTTTTAGATAAACCTTCTACCTTCATACCTTGTTTATTCCATGTGTGAACTCTAATAGCTTGCTCAAATGTAAAACCTTCTATAGCTTCTTTTCTTAAATCTTTTGGCACAACTTTTAATTGCTTTTTTAAAGCTTTAAAACCAGATGTTAAAGCTACTCTATCTCTAACTAAAGCATCTTCAGCTTTATTAAATGGATCTATAATATTTTCTTTGTACCATTTTCTTTGTGCATCACCTGTTTTACCTTTACCTAATGTAACATCTATAAGACCATTTAAATCAGCTGCAGAATCTGGTATAAATAACTGCCATTTTCTTTTGTTTCTACCTGTGGTTTTAGCTCTAATATCAGAAAACTCTTTAACACTTTCAACACCACTAGATTGTTCTAATATATTATTAAATTCTTTAGATAAATCTTTTTCACTAAACTTATTGTTAATTTTTTCAGCATTATTTTTATCTATATTTTTTAATGTTTCAAACAATTCTCCTTGATTCATTTTTTTAGAATCTGAATACGAAACACCAGCTTTTTTAGCTATTTTTTCATTATTAATTTTTACTTTTTCATATTCTTTTACATTTACCACTCTTTGTTTTACCATTACCCCTTCTGTAGTAAGTTTAGAATTAGGTGTGTTTTTAACAATTTGTCTTTGTTTTGGATTTAATGTTTTAGAAACTGATTCAGCTAAATTTGATCCTTCCCTAGAACTTCCAATAGTAATAACATCTTTAGCTTTATTTTTTTTAAATAAAAATTCTATAGTACTTAAAGCGTCTGAAGTAGAAGGTCCAGTTTTATCTTTATTATATCTTTGAAACTCTGAGGTGCTAGCTTGTTCTGCTTGTCTTAAAAGATTTACCGTTTGCTCTCTTAGTTGAGTTTTATTAATTTTTTTATTTTTATAATTATCTAATAAATCAACAAACCTACTATTCATTTGAAAAAACTCTAACAAATGTTCGTTGTGTCTAATTTTTTCTTGTTTTAATTCTTTGCCTTTAGAATTATATTTTGGTCCAACCTCGCTAAACATATTAACTAATGTCATTGGAATATTTCCTTTAGAAATAGAAGTAGCTTGATTTGTTAAAGGTTGTAATGCATCAATAATTTTACCTAACATTTTAGTTGTAGGTTTTTCTATAAACATATCAATAAGCACATCATACTTTCTTTCTAACATAACTCTATTAGCAGCTATAGTTTGATCAATAGTAAAACCTTCTTTTGCCATGTAATTTTCTATTTCTTTTTTTGTTTCTAATCTAGCTTTAGAGGTATCACCATATTCTTTAAGATTTTTATTTATAATGCTTTCAAATTGTCTACTTATACCACCCCAATTAGAATAAAATTTAGCTCCATCTATACTTTTAACTGATCCGTCTTTGTTTTTACCCATAGGTTTAGTACCTATAGTAGCATCTTTACCATAAGCAACCTCAAATAAGTCAGCATAGGTAGACTCTTTAGGTGCAGGATTATTTTTTGCCATAGGAGTTGTTGAATCTCTTCCTTCTTTTTTAAGCTTAGCTTTTAACTCTGTTGCAAAATCTAAATATGTAAGTTTTCTACCATCAATTATAAACCTAGTGTTTCCACCTTGCATTTCACTATATATTTGCTGTTGCACATCTTTTGATAAATCTCCTAGTTTCATTCCTTTTGGAATTAAACCTTGTAAAATTCTTTTTTGAATCACTGGATCATTTGGAAGTTGAACAGTTTTTTTATTTTTTCTTAAACTAGAATAATTTTTTATTTCTTGGTTTACTCTTAAAATGGCTTCGCTGTAAGGAATTCCTTCTTCTCTCGTTATACGATCTGCAGCTTCAGATTCAAGCTTTAATCTAGTTTTATCTATTTCTTTTATTGTATTAACAACACCTCCTGGAATAATTCTATTAAAAATATCTTTTAACGTACCATTTTGAGATTCAAATAATTCTATTCTGCTTTGATCATTAGTTAATTTTTCTAACTGAGACATAAATTTTTCAGTCTGTTTTCTAACACTAAAACTTATATTTTGATTTCTTGTTATTTTATCAGATAGTTTACTTAAAAAAGCATCTGTTTTTATTAAAACTTTTTGTTCTGGTGTAGCATTTTTTAAAAGATCTACATATTCATTTTTTTTAATTTCAAAAACAGGAGTTTTAACTCCACCCATCATAGCATCTAGCCCTAAATTTCCGGCCAATGCTTTTGCAATAGCATCTTTTTTACCGTCAATTCTAGGTTTAGCATTATTTTTGTCTAACACCCAATCAGTAAATTCTTTGGTAACTTCACCGTCTTTTATAAAATCATTAATAGATCTTTTTTTGTATTTTAAAGGTCCTGAACCAGCTTTTTCATATGGAATACCTAGTTTATTTGCTTCTTCTTTACTATATCTTTCTTGCGTACCGTCAAGTTTTAGCACAGGTTCTAAAAATAAATCAAATCCTCCTTTGCCGCCTTTTAAAGAATTAGTCATTGTTAATAGATCTATAGCTAAAACAGATTCAACGCCCTGTTTAGTATTCATTAAAGCTCTATAACCTTTAGGGTTTAATGTGTTTAATCTATTTTTTACTAATTTAAATAATTCTTTTTCAACTTGTTTTTTTGCATTTGTATAAAAAGGTCTAGGTTGTCCTTTAACATTAGCGTCTATTTTGTTTAAGTTTTTTACAAGAACATCAACTGATTTTTGTAATATATCCACCCTTTGTTCATTAGTAGGTTTTATAGTTTTCTTAAATTCAGATTGTTCACTTTTTATTATTTCAATTGGTCCATCTATTTCTGCAGCAATTTTAAAAGCTTCATTATCTAACCTACTAGTAAATTCTTCTTTTCTAAAACCTTTTTTACTTGTAGCTGTACCAATTTTTTTAACTAAATAACTATTTATATAAGCATCTAAATTAGTATTAAAATCTTTAAAATTATTAATATGTTTAATAAGTTCAGGCATAGTTTGCTCTACTATAGCATCTAATTTAGCCTCTGTAGATGTAAAATTTTCATATGTTGGAGTATCTAAAACACTAGGATTTTTCCTAACAATAGCTTTAATAGAAGTAGAATATTCTTTAGCAATTTTTCTTACTAAAGCACCTTCTTTGTTAGACATCTCGTCAACTTTTTCTCTCATTCGTTTAGCTACTTCTGGTTGATCTTTTTCAATTTCTTTAGCTCTTTTAAGAAATGATTCTTTTCTACTTTTTTCAGCTTTTTTAACATCTCTAAACTCTGTTTCAAGAGTTTTAATTTTTGCAATGTCTCTTGATTGATCAATCCCTTCGCCAGCTTGTTTTTTGTTTGCCGCGTCAATTACATCTTGACTTAACTTACCTTTATCAACTTCTTCATTTATTCTTCTAATTAAATTTTTAAGCTCTGCACCAGACTTTATGCTACTAGCGTCTGTAGCTTCTATTTTATTTTTAAATTTAATTCTTTTATCTCTAATTAAATCTCCAAAAACAGTTACGTATTCCTCAGCATACTCCTCGTATGGTCTTTCTTTACCGTTTTCATCAAACTTATAATTTTCATTTATCCTTTGATCAATTAATTTTTTTTCAGTAGGGTTTAAACCTTCTCTAAACTGATTAATAACTTGTAAGCCTTCTTTTGTTATTTTACCATCTTTACCTCTTAATGATTCTTTTACAATGTTATGCGTTTGTTCGTGTACAGTAACACCACGAGATTGCATTGTTTTAGAAAAAGGTGCGTTAATGTACAGTTCACCTGTAGCTCTATCAATAACACCGCTAGTAGATGAAGCATCTTTTCCCGGCTCCAGTTCATTAACTTTCTTTTGAAATTCTGTAGCATTTAACTCTATCGTGTTTTTAATACCAGCTCTTTCAAAAACATCTTTTGTTTCGCTTATTTCTTTTCCAGCTAAATCTTGACTTTCTTTTAAATTAGAATTATAATCTTCTAATGTTTTTTCGTTTTTATTTTTTTGAAATTCTATTTCTCTCTCTAATACAGGTCTAAGATTTGGCTGACTTTTAAGTTGATTTTCTAAGCTTTTTATTTTAGAGCCTGTTGTAGCATAGTCTTGTAAAAGTTTAATAGCTCTTGTTCTTTGCTTGCTTTCACCTTTAAAACCTTGAGAATCTACAACATTTAATATTTCGTTAGCATATTTTGTTACTTTTTTTATATTTTCCTTTATTACTAAATTATTACCAGCTCCCATTTGATCCAGTAAAATTGATTCTGGAGTTTTTGCTATAGTTTCTAAATCTTTTGTGTCCAGCTTTGACCCACGTTTTAATCTTTCTGTAGTTACATAAAGCTCAGTATTAGAAGCCGCGTTGTCTTCATCTCTTTTAACTTGATCTTGATCTAATACTAAATTATATTGTGTTTTTAAAGTTTGTGCCGCGTCTCTTATTTCTTTAACTTTTTTTACGTACGATCCATCTGCAAAAGTTTCAGAACTTCCTTCACCCTTAGGCATGTATTCTTTTTTCAATTTTTCTAAAGCCAACTGCTCTGCTTGCTCTATTTCTTGTATTCTATTAATTTTTTTAGCACCAATAATACTTCCTTCAACATTGTAAGTAGGTGTTAATTCTTTGCTAACATTTTTAGAAATATTTAAAAGTTTAGCCGCCGCGTTAGTTTCAGTGGTTTGATTTTTTAAAGCTAAAATATCTTTTCCAATAGCTTTAGTTAAACCACTTCCTGCCAAACCAACTAATCTTAAAGAGTAATATGTTTCAGCTAAATGAAACGGAGTTCCTAGTTCTAATAATTCTTCGGCTTCTGCAAATTTTCCTTCTTCCATTAAAGAATTATATTGCAAAGAAACACCCTCAGCAACAACCATAGTTGCAGTACCTATTGTAGCGCCTTGAACCCCTTGAATATATTTTGTAGCACCTTTACTTTTATTTAAAGCCGCTAATACTGGAGTAATAAATTTAAGCTTTCCTTCAAGTCTTTTTTCAACTAATTTACCCATACCTTGTTGAGCTAGCGATTGACCAGCACCTAAAGATGCGGCAAAAACTGGATCTACAGCTTCTGCTCCAATAAGAACAGCACCTATTTCGTCTGCTGCGCCTAGAGTGGCCATTTCTTTTACAGCACTAGAACCAGTGCCTAAACCAAAAGTAGTATTAATTAATCCTCTGTAAGCGCTGCTTTTTGGACCAACTTGCTTTAAAAAATTACTTAAATTAGCTAATCCTTTTTCAGCTTGAGCATAGCCAGGTGCTTTTTTAGCAACTACTACCGTGGCTATTAAAGGAGCTAAATCAACTGTCATACCTAAAATAGCATCAGTTATTGTCGTTTTACTTCTGGTATCAACCATCATTTGATCCGCATAACCAACGCCATTTTCATTAACTATTTCTTTAAATATATTAACAGCAGCATCGGTGTCTTCAGAACCTAACACATCTCTATTACTTACGTTTTTTACAAACCTATTTAAATTTTTAGTTAACTCATTTGTTCTTTCTGTTGTTACAGGATCACTATTTAATTCTATAGCTCTATTTAAAGTAGTATATTTATTTAATTTTGCATTAAAAGCTAAAGCTATAGGATGCTCACCTGGTAATGAAGTTATGTTTTCAGGTAAAGTTTCTGTGTTAGCAATTTGTTGTAACACTTCTTTATCAAAACCATAAGTGTCTTCCGTAAACAAACCTCTTATTGGTCCTATTAATTTTTCTACACCAGTTCTTTCTTTACCTATTGATTCAAATCTATTTAAAGCTTCTTTAGACAGCGCTATAAGTTCATAATATTCTTTAGTTCTCATTTCTTCTAAAGAATTTAAATCACTCGCTATAGATAATACATTTGCATCTTGTTCTATTTTTTGTCCTTGAGGAGATAATTTTTCTAAATTTTCAAAACTACCAGTAACAGGATCATAAAGTCTAGAACCAGCGTTAACTTTTGTTCTTGCTTCAGCTAGCTTTATTTCAAGGTCTTTAGCCATTTCAACGTCACCTCTTTTATTAGCACCTTTTAAATTAATTTCTAAGTTTCTAACAGCTTTGTCATTTTTGTTAAGGAATATTATACCATTATCTTTTGCCTGCTTGTTTACATCTATGCCTTGATTAATTGCATTGTTTTTTGTAGCTTCTCCCGTTTCAGAAACCCATCTATTTTGAAATTCTATTAAGTTAAAACCATCTAAAAAATCTTCATTTTGTATTTTTGTTTCAACAAAACCAGGAACACCCGCCTCAACTAGTTTAGGTTGTTTTCCAAAAGAATTAAATATTTCAACTTTTTCTTCTACTGTTCCTGCAAAAGCATTTGATCCTATTTTATTATATATATTGTCTGTTTTTATTTTTTCTGCTTCTTTAGTATTTTTTTTTATATCATCTAAAGTAACACCGTCTAATTCTGTTCCAATTTGTTTAGGAATTTTTGGTAAATCCGAAGAACCAGGATCCGATTTGGAGACCGTATTTGTTTTTGATCCTACACTTGTCTCCGCAGCCGCAGGATCGTTTTGAAAATTTTCACCATGCTTTTTTTTAAGTTTAGACTTGTAAGTTTCTAAATCTAAACCTCTTTTTTCAGCTTCAGTTTTTAGTGTATCTTCAGTATAAGCTACACCATTTATTGTATAATCTGTCATATTAAATTTTATTAATATTAATCAACGTCTAAATCCTTATTAACTTGTGATCCAAGTAGTGTTTCTTTTGATTTTAAAGTAATACCTATTTTCTTTGCCATAATATTTTTTATACCTTCATTAGTATAAGGGTCTGTATATTGTGAAAAAGGTTCATTTGTTTGAGCGTCAAAAAGTATGTATTTACCTAAATCTTCAATAAACCCATCAACTATTTCTTTTGTATATGTTTGACCATCTGAACTTTTTGTTCCTATTAAATCTTTGTAAGATTTAATCATTTCTGGTTTAGTTTTTGTTCTAATACCATATCTATCCAAATACTCTCTATGTTCTCTAATATTTTCTTTTGTTTGAAAAGTACCTGTTTCAGCTTGTTCTTTAGTCGTTAAACCACTTAAGGCCATTGATGTTCTAATATCAACAATATCTATAGCTTCTATTTCCGCTGCAAGAAGATTACCAAGCCCACCTTCAGAATTAACATTTGATATTTTAGAAATAGGTTTTTTGCTTTTAGTCGTGTTTGTCCAACCTCTTTCTTTTAACGTTTGATATTTTATAACATTAACTAAACCATCAAAACCTTCTTGTGTATAAAGATTTAAACCTAATTTTTTACTATCTTTACCAGTAGGGTCAATTAATATTTTTGGAACATCCATTTCAATAAAGTTTTCAGGACCATTTTTAAAATCCCCACTTGAATTTCTAAGCTGTTCATCTGTTAAGTGAAATGTTTTTACTTTAGTTTTTTCATTTATACTACCAGGCACCATCATATACATGCTACCATCAGATCTTTCTAGTATAGTGCCACTTTCTTTTAATTTATTATAATAAGCGTTTGCTGGTAAATTTCCAGAATATTGAGACAATAAAGCAGCAGCTTCACCTTTTGCATAATTTTCAGCGCTTGTAACGAGTAGTTCAGCACTTTCATATGTTCTACTGTATGTTTCGTTATTTTTTCCATTTATAACAATTTGATTACTTGCAGATTTAGAATTATTTGTAATCGGTGCTTCTTTTACATGTTTAGCAACAAAAGAATTTATAGCATAAGGTTTTGTTGCATATATACCAGCTGTAACAGATCCAAATATATTAGCGTTTAAACCAATGTCTTTCATATTTGTTAAATCTACTTCTAAAGTATTTCCTTTTTTTCCTTCAGCTTCGTTTATTTTTTGTATAGCAGCGCTTGAATATATAGTTTTAGCAATAAGATTATTGCCCTCCATACGAACAATAGAATTAACTTTTGTGCCGTTACCAGGAAGCGTTTGAAGTAGCCCTGCAGTGCTATTTTCCATGTCAGCACCACCAGTTTGAAAAAATTCTGAAAGCTCTGTCAATCCAACAGCTGCAAAACCTACATCGCTTATCCCTATTTTAAAACCATTAATCTTATCTTTATTTTTTTGGAAATTTATTCCATCAGGAGATAAATCATTTTCTCTTAATATAGGAGCCATTTCTCCTTGTGCTAAATCATAAAATCCATTTCCTAGTGTTGTATCAACACGATCTGTACCAGACTTATCAGCTTGATTTATTATATCTTCTGTAAGTGCTACAGCTTTTTCATTATACTTAGCAAGACTTACTTGATTGGCTTTTTTTACTTTATCATCTATAAGTTTTTGTTTAGCCATAGCAGTTCCATAAGCCGAAACACCTTTTGCAATGCCTTGAGCAAAACCTTGTATTCCCTGGGCTCTAATTAAACCTGATTTAGTATCAACACCTGCGTTAACGTTTGGATTTTCGTATGCTCCCATATTTTTATTTTAATTATTTTAAAAAATCACTAAATGTTCCTTGAGGATTTGCGCCTTTAAAACTACCATACGCTCCAATAACAGATCCAGTTAAACTTCCAAGCCCACTTAACATAGCTGAATTAGCAGCTTGAGCACCTTGCATTGCCGCCATTTCTTGATTAGCATATCTATCTGCTAAACCTGCTTGCCTATTTAAAGCTTGCATTTCTCTACCTTCTTTTGTTTGAAACATAAATTGCTCACCTTGTGCTTCTGCCATTTGAGTTCTTTGACCTTCGCTTATTTCTATACCTTGTATTCTTGCAGCCTCTTGCATTTGTACTCTTTCCATTTGTTGTTTACCTTGAGCTGCTAGCTTTTCGTTTTGTGATTCTTGCTGTTCTATACTAGCCGCAACACCTTTTTTACTTCGTAATGCAGCTTGAGCTAAAGCTGTAGCTCCACCAGCACTACCGCCTGTTGCTCTTATAGTGTCTAATGTGTTTGCTAAAGCAATATCAGCTTCTTCAATTTGTATTTCAGCTGCGCTTGTGGCTACACCTAAATTAGCAAAAGGATTAGTAATCATACTACTTAAATCTTGTGCCATGTCACTTAAGTTTTCTATATTACGAAAAGGATTTATAATAGTTTGCCTACTGCTTTCTAATTCATTTAATCTATTTTCAGCTTGTATTTTTAAACCCCTAGCTTTAGACGCTGCGCTTCTTGCTTTGCTTCTAGCTGACAAACCTCCACCTATTGTTATTGCGGCACTACCTATTAATAATCCTAACATTTATTTATATTTTAATATGATGATTCTACTATTGTAGACGAAACTGCAAATAATTCTTTTTTGCCAGATTCTACACTGTTAATTGTTTTTATTTTTATGGTGCTAAAAAATCCTTTTAAACCACTTACTTCAAAGCCCCATAATATTTCACCAGATTGAGGAACAACAATATCTGTACCAGCTAATTTTGCGGGTTGTCCACCTATATCTTGTAATAAATTTGCAAAAAACTTATTTTCTTTTCGTTTAAAGTTGTTAGCAAACATATTATTTTCTAAAGCATTGTAATTATTTATAGCAACATATTTAGCTATAGGTAACGCTGCGTCTCCAGAACTTGTAGTAATTATATCAGTAGCCCAACCATCGCTACCTTCATAATTTAATGTTTTAAAGTTTTTAACAACAGATGGGTTTGAATTTAATATTAATGTTACATCAGAATTATAACTAATTCCATAAAAATTTGAATATTTAGTTTGATTACCTAAAGTGTGATGTAACCATAATCCACCATTAAAAGCTGTATAAAAACTAGAATTTACAACCGTGTAAAACATTGGGCTATATGAATAAAAGCTAGTCCAACCTAATACAGATTCGTCAAATGATGCTGTGCTGTATTTTGAAGAGCTTGGAATACTTCGATCTGCTATTTTCCAAGCTGGGCTATTACCACTACTTACTTGTTTTTGATTAGGTCTATATGGAAATTCAGAACTAACTGGCTCTTGTATAGAGACAGTATAGTTTTTAGTGTGTATATCAAAACCTGCTACAATTTTAGCATTAGCAAGATTAGATAGTTCATCTCTAAAAAAATCATGCATACCGTAACTAGATATTTCTGTTATACCATCTCTTGATAATCTACAAATACAGTTACGTTTTCTGTCTGTAAAATATTTTCTATAACCATATACTGCAAAACTAAAAAGATCTTTTGATATTCCATACTCACCCGCGTAAGCTACAATTTGGCCAATAACTAACGGGCTAGTTGTTACAACAGCATTACCTTCAGCAGAATATATAGCATCTTTATCTATTAAAGCTCTACTTACTTTATCTTCTTGAAATATAATTAAGTTAGTGTCTTCCGCATATAGTCTTTGTATAGATCCATTAACTGGATCTACAGTTTTAGTTATATCTTGACCAACAGAAAATTCATTTGTATCATTAACACCTGTTCTTGAATTAAATACTCCTGAGTATATTAATGATGAAAACAAATGTTGTTGATTAGGGTTATCTTCTACTACATATGCTTTAACACCAAGATCAGTTATTGTGTTATTATATCCACCACGTATTCTAGACTCTTCTATGTACCAATCTTTTGCATTGTCAGCAGCATAATTTTGCGGAACACCTGAATAAGTAGTATTACCATACTGCGCACCTATAGCTGGTGGTGTTGCTTGAGCAGTTATGCTAGCTACTTTTTTAAGCCAAAAAGTGTTAAAATATTTTAATTCAAGTGTTGCCGCCATAGTTTATTATCACTTATTTTAATTAACTCTTACCTTGCCTTTGTATGGTTGTAGCTACCGCATTTCCAGGCCAACAACTATATACATGTGGTGTTGCACCAGCTCTGTAAACAGCTCCATCGCTTGATGTAAATGTTCCAGATAAAACTAAACTGGTAAAAGGTTTAATTGTAGGTGAGCTGTCTGTGTATGTATTCCACCTGTATACTGGTGTAGATGTATTATAATTTACAGGAGTCCAAACCGTTGTTCTTGCTGTATTAGTAAAAAACTGATTAATATATTCACCATATGGTATTGGAGAATATAAAGGTCCTTGAGTACTTGTACCACAAGTGTAAGGCAGCGTGCCGCCACCAACGTGTCTGTAGCCATAATATGTTGAACCACTATATGAATTTACTACAGTAGAACCATTTTCTACTACACAAGCTGGATAGTTTAGATCAGTAGATCTTACCCAAGCTACAATAGTTTCTTTAGCATTACCTCCAGTCATTGTATTACCCATATTAACAGCAGCAATACAGTATTCAAAGTTATCAGAACCTGCTCCTCTAGCAAAAGCTTTTACTACTTGGTTATACATTGTTTCCCCTGATGAAGCTCCATAAGTAGAATTAAATGCAATAGCAACACCGCTACTAGCTGTAATACCGTTTATGTCTGAAAAACCTTCAGTCCAATCACCAACCGCTCCACCTACAGGTCTTCTCCACATCCTCCAAGTTAATGATGATCTAGGGTTATTTGATATAGAACTTACTTTTTCTATTCTAGCATTTAATAAAAATGCTATATCACCCGTAATGTGTGCTCCAGTTCCTACCCTATAAGGTGTAAAGCCACTAGGCATATCCGGCGTTATAGGTAAATCGCTATTAGCTAAATTACTGTCTGCTACATACCAAACAGCCGTTATATCATATGGAGCTGAACTGCCATCACTAAATAATCCTTCTGCTTTTACAGCTAAATCAGTTTTTAAATTAGAATCAGACCAAGGTAAAACTACGTCTGATACACATTGGACTGGTCCAATAGCAGTAGCATTAACTTGTTGAGCACCTATAGTTATTTGCTGATTTATTAAAGTATCTAAACCATTTAAAGCTTGAGATCCAGTGCTTGTGTTAACGGCATCTTCAACTGTTATAGGCAAAGTATAAGTTCCCTGTGTATTAGTGTTAGCTGTTTGAGATAAAACTCCACTATATGGTAAAATAGAAAATCCACCAGCAGGTGTTGGCGTAACTGTTCCTAATGTAAATTTTAAATCGTTTTTATATTGAGACGTATCAACACTTCCATTTGTAACTCTATTAAGTCCTTTGTAATCTATAAGAGTTGTGTCAGTTGTTAAAGCAGAAGTTGCAATGTTTGTTACTACAGGAGCAATATTACTTAAACTACCGTTTGTAGTTAAAGTTGTAGTTGTGCTTCCGCTAGGTGTAACAGCGATTGTAAATATATATTTATCTCTAGCATTAGTTGACGCTAAAGAATTAAATAAAAACGAAAAATTAGAATTTATTATCATTAATCTATATGCGCCAACATTTCCAACGCCATCACGTGCTACGGTACCAGGACCATATAAAGCAAATCTAGAATCTGCAACACCAGCCTGCGTAACAACATTTGTTAAAACTAAAGCTGCATTAGTTATGTTTACGCCTGAAGCTGTAGATGGCCAAAAGAAATCTGTTACATATCTACTGTATTGATTACCAGCCGCGGCACTATAAAAAGTAACAAGAGCTCCTGCGCTAATAGCACTTTGAGCCGCTGTAATGTTTATAACTGCTCCCACAACAGAAACTACGTTACCAACTCTATCTCCAGCTGCATTGTAAACTTCCATTGTTCCGACTATATTAGAATTAGCAGCTGATAATGTAATTTGTACTGCCCCAGCGCTTACCGCGCCTACTGACGTACCTACAATTCCATTAGCTTGTTGATTTTCAAATTGAGAATAACTAGTGTTAGTAAAAAAACTAGGGTTTGTATTATCTACAAGAGCCGCTGTGTTTAATTCAGAAATTAAACCAGTTGTTGCTGTTTCCCAAAAAATATCTAACAAAGACTCTACGGGTTCAGTTTCGTATACAGCTAAAAACGGTTGCATATTTGTAGCAACATTTGTTGTAGATATAACTCCAATAGGGAAAGGTGTTGATACTCTTCCTATTAAAGGATTTGTATCTATTTGATAAAAGTTTTGTTGACCACCTGGGCTAGATAGTTCGTCATAAACTATATTTAAATCTTCAGCTTCTCCAATAGAAACTACAGTATGAGAAGCTCTTGCATTGTCTGGAGGTGTTCCATAAAACTGTCTGTTAAACGTAGTGCCACTATTTATTTGATTTTCAACTCTACCAAACAATTGAACAGAACTTCTAAACTGTTTTTGCTCTGGACCAACTTCAGCTAAATCTCTTGGTACTTTATTTATATTATCGTTAAACAACACTATATTTGCTGTTTTATTTGTTTCTCCAACTGGAAAAGGTATAAATGTTTTAGGATTTTTAAAAGTTAAAGTAGCTCCAGAAAGCACAGAGTTTATTATTGGTGTAACATCTAATAAAGATCCAGTGCCATTTTGAGTAATTCCTGTAACACTTGCTATTTCTGTGCCTCCAGAATTTGTTATTGTATTTCCTACAGATATATTAGGACTAGAACTTAATTGAATTAAAACTGAATTTGCATTATATGTTTGAGTTGTAACACCAGTTACAGAGGCTGTAGATATTTGCAAAGGATAACCATTTAATATACCAGGAAGATATACGTTGTAATAATCTTGTTCTTGTTGTCTTACTACAACTTTATAAGAATACCAACCCAATGGATTATAAGCCGCACCTAATGTTGAGTTGTATAAACCTGGAGCTCCAGCTCCATCAAGATCAACAGAAGATTTAATAGTATCATTTACTATTACCTGTAAAGCTTTGCCAAACCACCCTTTAACATCAAAGGCTGAATCTTCATAAGGAGCATAAACAGTAGAACCTACATAGTTAGATAAAACCACCTCTTGAACCGAAGACAATATAACGGGTGATTGTCTACCATATCTATCTGCTAAAACAAAACCAACTTGATAGTTTCTATTTTGTTTAACAGAATGATTAGGATATTCTATCCAATTGTTTTGTAGGTTAGAATCTTTATTTACAAAAGCAACGTTATAATTAATTGAGGAAGGAGGAGTATGTTTATCAAAGTAATTACCATAAATTATTCTATTACCTGCTGATTCTTGTGTTAAAGCTTTTACAGGCACTTTATCATATACTCTTGTAGTGTCTGCTTCTGGTAAAGTTTTGTAAGGTTTTGTTGATTGATAAGTATAAACTAATGTAGAGCCTGGTAAATAAGAACCATCACCATAAAATATTGGCCTAGTATTATTTGTATTTATTGCACCGCCAATTTGAGTAACGTCTATTGTTTCTACAACTTTAACAGCTATAGCATCTGATTCTTTATACAATATGTCAATTTCAGAAACTTTATAACTATTAGATAAGCTAGTTGCATTAGTTGGAAGAGGAATTAATAATTGTATTTGTTGTATAAAATTTTCCATCCATGTTACAACAGTACTTTGATAAGCATCATCTTCATCACCATTAAAAAAATAACCTTTCTGCATAGGAACAAAAGCTATTTGACTAAAAGGTGCCATTAAAGAATATTCATTATCATCATACTTAAACCTGTAACTAAACCTTACAAATCTATCTTCTAAAAAATCTGGATCACCAGGCCAATTAGCAGTTTGAGATTGGTTAGTCATAGTTGAGCTTAAAAAAGTAACTATATCACCTACTAACGGTGCTGGTATTGGTGAAGTTTGAGCTGTGGCTGGAGATAAAGTTACCGTTGTAACTCCACCCGCCGTTGTTGGATCTATTGCTACGTATATAAAATCATTACCAGTTATTCTAGGTGAATTACCAGTTGTAACCCTGCTAACAACCGACATACCTTTTGTTATAGCTGAATTTGCTGGAACTTGTATTTCATAACCTGCCGCAGCGCTTCCACTTATAGTACCTTGTACAACTCCACTAGTTTCTCTTACTAGACTAGGTGGTGTAAAAGGCGCGTATTTAGCAACTGAAATATGATCTTCGTTGCTATAGTATGTAGGCGTAGCAATACCTTTGTCTACGTTTAATTGTCTTGGTTGATTAAAGTCGTCTGTAAAAAACAACATTTCTTCAATCATTGTTACACCAGTTATAGGTTGATTTATAGAAAAATTTAAAAAAGCTCCTGAAGCTATTGTTTGAATGCCTATTGTTGGAGTGTAAGAAAGTATGTAGTTATAAGCATTTGTAATAGTATTGTAGTAATTATTTATATTAGGAGGCCAAGTTTGATTAACATCTTTATTTGTTAAAAATAATATTATTCTATCTTTTGTTTTATCAGTATATTGACCTATAATTTCCAAAGGAAAAAAAGCATTTATTTTATCTCCAACAGAAGTTGTTTGAGTATCATACACTGTACCTAAAGTTGTTTGATTATTGGCAAAAGTTACTGTAGTTATTATGTTGGCAAAAGCTAAACCAGTTGCAGAATCTACACCTGTAACGTTCATACCTGGTAAAATTTTACCTGTTAAATTACCTGCTATAGTAATAGAATTACCAGCTCCATTAACAGCTACAGTTTGATTGTTGTATGTTAATAGTTGTGAACCATCGGGTAATTGTTGAACTAAAGAGTTACCTAAAACGTTTTCTAACGCACCAATATCATCATCTTCTGATTTACCTACAGATATATTCTGCGCATCTCTATATTCACCGTTAGGTATTAATCTATCATCCAAGTCTTTATTCATCTTGGATCTTAGAAAACTATTCTTGATTTCTGCCATGTATTAAAATTTAAGCCATTTAGATTTACCTCTCATAACCTGTACAATTTGATCAAGCTTAAGATTAGATAATCTAATTTTTGCATTTCTTAGTTTAGCACTTTTTTCTTTTTGAAATCTTCTTACTATATATTCTTGTATACCAGTTGATACAGATAATATAGAATATATTATATAAGAATATAAAGCTTCTTCAGCAAGCTTAGGTATTCTAGCATCTAAATCGTAAGCATTGCCATCAGAAACGTATTGTAATATTATAAGTTTATTAGCTAAATTACTAGTAAAACTAAAGTTACCTTTTCTTTCGTCAATTTTAAACCAACCGTTTTTTTGACTAGTTTGTGGTTCTAATCCATATCTTTGACCTAAAGCCCCATCATATACACTATGATCAAATACGGCATTAGCATTATTTAAATCATTTATAAAACCACCACTAATATTTCTAGGATTTGTTTTATCCCACGCAGCATCTGCTTGAGATGTAACCTCAGTGTTACTATCAAAGTTATCTTGAATAGGTTTACCTTCGTCATCTTGTGTAAAAGTATAATAAGGACTTTCATTAAGATTATTAGTAGGGTATATAATATGTAAAACGCCTAATTCATCAACCCAAGAAACTCTTACATAATTTACATAATCTTGTGGTATAGCTATACTTAATGAAGAAGGAACTGTTAGCTCTGTTGATTTAATACTTTTTAACGTGTCGTAACTAAATTCTTGTAAACCACGTCTTGCGTGAAATATTACATCTGATCTTTTGACACTTTTTATAAGTTTACCAACTCCTACGTAAGCTATTAAAAAATTATCTATAACATCAGTTAATCTGGTGTATGAATATTCACCATGATTATCTTCTATAGCTGATTCAATTAGTTGTATTTTTATATAAGTACCTAACGCTAAATAAGAGTTTACTGTAATTAAGTTTCCTGTTTCGCTATAAGGTTGAGCAAGTTTAAATGTTAAAGTAGTAGCTGCTGGTATTTGAATTACTATTGTACATGTAAAAGTTGTTGTTGATAAAACTTGTTTTACAGTTCCGTAAGTTGTAGTGCCTGCGGTATTTTGTATTAACATACCCGCAACAATGTTTGCGTTAGCTACATTAATAGTTAAAGTATTTTCTCCAACAGCAACAACAACACCATTACTTGTAGCTGTTGTTTTAGTGTTATTGGGTGTCATTTCTGTCCAAGTTAACGCATCAGCACTTGAAAAAAGATGAAAATTATTTAACCCATATTGACTACTAGCATTGTCAGAGCTTCCAAATATTAAATCAGTATTAAAGGTACTAGTAAAAGTTTTACCCGCACCCGCTGTGTCTATATAAAACTGCTGTGTTCCAGCGTAATATTGTCTGTTAGTTTCGGTTATTAAACCACCATTAGGTATAGGCATAGTTTATTATCTTTGTTGATTTATATTTTCTAGTGCAACTTGATTTGCTGCTACTTGTACTATTTCAGGACTTTTAATAACCACCCCAGCGTATAATAATATTTTTAATATTAATTCTGTTTGTTCACAAGCGTGTAATTCAAAATTTTGTGAAGCTGAAGCTTGATAAATATATTGAGTAGTTCCTCCTGTAAAAAACCATAATGGATTTAATGGTTTTCTTATATAATTAGCTTGTAAACCTGATATAATGCCAGTTACAGAATCATTAGGATATACGGTTAGCTTATTGTTTTCATATGTATATATAGGATATGATTTACTAGGTTTAGTTAGATTTGAGCTTAATAAGTGGTAAAGCTCTCCTTTATCAACTCTTTGTAGTTCATGAAAAGGTAACGCACCCGACTGATGTGTAACTACACCTAGTCTATAAAATTGTTTAGGTGTTACTTGTATTTGTATAAAAGCTTGATTACCTGAACCTGAAGTGGCTGTAGCTAAAGTTAAAGTAGTTCCTGACAGTGTATAAGCACTGGAAGCTATTTCTATAGCATTTTCTGCATCTGCTCCAATAAATACTGAAGAAACGCCAGCTGCAACTTGAGCTGCGGTTATAGTTGTTAAAGTGTATACTGAAGTGTTGGCTGTGGCATTTATACCTTCACCTATTGTTATAGCTCCGGAATATTGAGCAGGAAGAGAAAACTGACCATCAGCATAAACGCATGATCCAGTTGTTTTAAATATAGAGATTTTTTCATCAAGACTTACGACTCTATCTGCGTAGTCCGTGTTTGTTTGTGGAATACGTATTTGCTGATTTAAGCTATCAAAATATGTTTCAAATATTTCTAATTGACTTTGTGTACCTATTTTATTAAACTCTAAAGGTGTCATGTAACCCCTCTGCTCTTTGTTTAGTATTAATAAAACGGTTTGATATACAGTATTTACGTTTATTGCCATTTTAATATTTTAGTTAATAGTGATTAGGGCCACATAGTGACCCTTCACTATAATTATAGTTACATATTATTGTAACTTTTTCTTGATTGTTTTAAAAACTTCTACACCTTCATCCGTTTTAAACCAAGCAGCTAATGCTGAATATGGATTTTCATCAAATGGTATAGTCATTAATTTTCTATCATTAGAACCCCACAAGAAATCTCTTTGATCTTGTGATAGTTTAATTATTTGTTGCTCAGCAGCTACAATACCAATGTTTCTTAACCCTACATTTTCATCAGCAGCTATAGCTAAAAAGCTAGAAGGATTTGATTTAGCCATAATAAGTAAATCTCTTCTTAGTTCTTTAGAGCTTAGACTTGAAACAGTAGATCCTTTTTCAACTCTTAACACTGCTTCTGCATGTTCAATGTCCATGTTTTTTGCAGCTATCATAGCATCTATTTCTAAGTTTATATCTTCAAGTTCATCTTGCGCAACCTCGTCTGCTTGCCATTCATAATACACATGATTTTTTCTTGGATGATATAAAGATAATAGTTTTTGTAAATTTTGTTTTTCCTTAGGAACTGTTAAAACACCTTCTTCAAATATAATATGACCTAATGTTACCTCTCCTTTTTGTTCATCAACAAAACAAGAGTTTTGATTAGTTGCATATCTAATTTCTCTTTGAGTTTCAGTAGATTCGTCAAACCACATAAGTGGTGATCGTCTTGAGTTTTTAGATCCTAATGTATATGTTAATGGCTCTTTGCCATGTGAAAGTAAATATGTTCTACTTTTCATCTCCCATTTAGGGGCTTGTATTTCTTTAGTTTTTGACATGATATAATATAATATAATTAATAAAATAAAGAGTATCTCCGCCCGAAGACGGAGACAAACTTTAAAGCAATCTTATTGTTGGAATAATACAAAATTATTCGCAGCTTGAGTAACCAAACATCTTTCAGACAACCAGTTAACTTGCATAGCATCTAAGTTAGTAGTGTAAGCACCACCAGCAGATCCTGTGATCCAGTTTTTGTATCGTCTATCTTCAGTTTGTGAAGCTCTATATCTAACGTGTAAGAAAGGTCTTCTTATGTTAGTACCTAACTGTTGGTCATAAACTGTTGACGTTCCAGCAGGTATTAATACACCTTCGATATTATTAACCGCAACAGCACCTCTTGTAGAAGCATCGTTTAAGTATTTCCAGCTAGTTTTATAGAAGTCATAAGAACCTCTTCTAAAACCAGAGAAACCTAGGTTAAGTGCCATATCCTCAGAGTTTTCAAATAAACCATAAGCAGTACCACCAGCTTGTCCAGCGGAAATTTGCCCTAGCATATCGTCAAATTCTAAATCAAGATCTCTATTTAAGAAAAGCATGTTTTCTTCGATAGCACCTTGAGTATCTAAGTTTTTAAGTACTTGATCAAAATCAGAAATACCAGTACCTCCAGAAAATCCAGATAGTATGTTACCTCTTGCTTGAATAGCAGCAAAAAGACCTTGAGAACCATGAGCAACAGCAGCACCACCAGCAGCGGTAAATCCTGGAACTGCACCAGCAGCTTGATTAGCAAAGTTTTGACCAGCGGCACCAGCAGCTAGTTCACTTTCAACCATTGCCATTTCTAAATAGTCATCAAATCTTAGTCTTGTTTCAGACTCAGACTTTAGATACCATAAGTATCCCGACGTACCATCTTCTGTAGCAACTTCTACCCAACCGATTTGAGCCATATCAGAACCATTAATTTCAAATGAATCTTTTATAATAATTGGTTGATTTGAAAATTGAGTAAACTGAGGCTGAATTGATTTGTAAGATCCAGCGGCAGGAGTAGCTCCTTGTGAGACTGGTCCAAAAGAACCTTTTGCAAATACAGAACCGTATACAAATATTTTCAACTGAGTTGACATAGGTGCACCAGCTTGATCTTGTAAAGTATTCCAGTTAGCTCCTTGAAAAGGATAAGCAGTAATTTGTGCTAAAGGACCAGCGATATTTTGGCTGTTTCCTACAACACCTTTTAATGTAACACCAGTAGCTGGGTTCATTACAACGATTGTATCATTAGCAAAAATAGCGTTTTGAACACCACCAGCTAATGGAAAAGTAAAGATAACACCGTTTGCAGCAGCTGCACCAACTAAGGTAACACCAGTATAAGAAACGTGTAATCTATTTTGTTCAGACCAGATAACTTGATCAGATGTCATTGGCATTTCAGCGCCAACCATTCTAAGGAAACCATTTAAAGTTCTGTTTCCATATCTTTCTACCTCAGCTTCATAAACCTCAGGTAGGTATTGCTGAGCAAAGTTAACTCCAGCTCCGTCGTTAAACGCTAGGTAGTTATTTTGCAAAGCTAATTGAGTTTGAGAAGGTACTACGCTTCCAAACACAGGAGAAATTTGTCCCATAATAATTAATTTTGTTTTTAGTTAAATTTTCTTGTTTTAATCTTCAGTTTAGAAGAATCAAGACCGCTTATAGCTTTAACTTTTAATCCACCAACAAATACGTCTCCGGTAGGCGCAGGCCTAACATCCTCGGATATGTTTTTAGATTTTGCAATAAGATCTCTAGTAGCATCGGATTTACCTTGCTCATAGAAATGATTTGCAATTTTGTCAACGTTTTCAGCGGCATACATAGCTTTATGATAACCTTTAACATCACTCACATTACCTTTATCATCTAAGAACTTCTTAATTGTGTTTGTAATATTTGATTGTTTAGTTGCAACTTCATTAGGATTTTTAATTCCATATCTAAATTTTTTCTCTCCTACAGCGATGTCAAAACCTTTGAAATCTTCAGAAAAGAATTTTTTAGTATTAGATTTAAAATCTTCATGTTGTTGTTGAGCTGTGTTTTGCTCTTCATTGTATCGGTTAAAAAAGTCCATAGCTTTTTGTTGGTCTTGAGTAGTACCAGGTCTCAACTTGATTTCCTCGTAATATTTACTTTTTAGACCATTTAAATGCTTTTGAGCTTTAGCAACCTCTTCTTTATAAGCGAGTTTTTTCTTACGAATGTCTCGCTCCTCATCCACCTCTTCATCAAATGAAAAATTATCTTCAATCATAAAGTTAATTTCACTTGAGTCAAGATGCGATTTGGCTTGTTTGTAATACTCTCTTAAAAGAGTATCATTATCTACATTAGAATAATCCGCATTTAATCTTACATAATCTTCTAATGTTCCACCTGTTTCTTTCATAAAGTCAATGACTTTTTCAATGTTATCAGGTAGTTTAGCTACTTCTCTTACCTCTTCAGGTGTAGGAGCAATAACTTTTTCTTCTATTTTTTCACCTATTTGTTGTATTTCTTCTTCAACTACTTCTTCAATAGGTTTTACTTCTTCTTTTTTAATTTCAGAAACTGGGCTGGGCTCTGGTACTTGTTCGTCCACTTTAACGCTATCTCCGGTTTGTTCTTCCACAACCACCTTCTCTGTTTTTCCGACTTGAATGGCATCTGTTTCTTCTGTTTTAGGTTTAGATAAATCGATTTTAATAATATCGTCTTTTACTAATTGTTTAGGTTTACGTTTAATTTTAAACGAACCTTCTTGTTTTACTTCTGTTGACATAATATAATAATATAAAGTTAATAAAATTGTTTGTTTAGAGTTGATCTAAACCAAAACCACCTAAACTATCTGCTCCAGTGGATTCAAAATCTGTAGGCAAAGTATCGTTTTGTCTTTGACTAATCATTTCTGATTGTTGTGTTGCTTGTATTTTTGTTCTTTTGTCTTTACGATCTTCTATAAACTGTTCTTTTTGTTTATCTCTACCTATTTGCGCTTGTGCTAATTGTAAGCTATACTGAAACTCTTCAGCCATTAATTGTTTTTTAATCATAGCTTCTTGTTCCATTCTTTGAATTTCAAACTGAGATTTAGCTTGTTCAATTTGTATTTCTGTTTGTGCTAAAGCCTGTTGCTTCTGAACTTCATTCAATGCAGCTTGTTCAGCAGCTTGTGCATTTGCTTGAGACTGAGCTTGTATCTGTGCTTGTTGAGCCGCTTGATCTTGTTTTTGTTTTTTAATTCTTCTATATTTTAAAACTTGATTAGCTAAGCTTGTATTAGTTATCTCTCTAACATCAATAGCATCTTCTAAATATATTTGGTTTTGTTGTAAAGCCATTTGAATATTTTGCTCAAGCATAGCTTTTTCTTCATCATCTGGTTCTAAATTTAAATACAAACCAAAATCATATAAATGTAAATCTTTTATTTCATCTAAAGTAGATGTATTAAATCTTCCAATGCTAGATTTTAAAGCATTTTCTGTTAAAGGAAACTCTAATGCATCGGCTATTCTTAATGATATATTTTCACAAGCTCTTAATGTTAAATATAAACTAGCATCTAATATGTGTTTAGTTGCAATATTTGAAGCGTTGGCAGCCATTTTTTGCAATCCGACTAAAGCGTCTTTGTCTGGTAAACTGCCGTCTCTCGCCTCATTAAGTCCTGTTACATCTCTTATCATTTGTAGATAATATTGATAAGTGTTTACTAGTGATTGTATTTTACCATTAGCACTAGATGATTGTAATTCTTGAATAGGAACTTTACCTCTATTAGGATCACCATCTTGTGTTAAACTTCTACCAACTATACTACCAGTTTGGAAATACATATTTAAAGCTTCCTGCGGATTATAATTAGTTCCATTACCTAAATCAACTTCTGCTAAACCATCTACATCTACAAAAACCCCGTCTGGAACCATACGTTGAATTACTTGTTGTAATTTTAACGATGTTAATTGTATCATGTCGGCAAAGCTTGTACATCTACTAACTAATGATTCTATACGGCCTTGATATAAATTAGGCGCACATATAACGTAATTCATATTAACCTTAGTTAAATCACTATTAGGTCTTGTCATGTTTTTAGCAAGTTTCCACTCAAGCATTTGTGGAACACCCATTACTTTAGCACCACTAAACAATACTTCTATACTTCTTGAAACTCTATTAAAGTTATCACTTTCTGGTGGATTAAATGTATCTGGCTTTTCTAATGTTTTTTCTAGTCCAGATTCTGTTTTTTTAATTTTAAAAACTTGATCAATAAATGTTTTATATTCAAAAAATAATATTTGAACTAAATCATTATCATAATTAGGATTAGCTATATAACCATCTCGACCAGGATATTTAACCATCTGTTCTAATTCTTTATCTGTAAGATATGAAAACTTCTTTTTAATTTCAGCTAAAGTCATAGATTTAATCTCACCTACATAGTAAACGTCTTCAAAATTAGGATCATTTGTATATGAATAAACTAAATTAGCAGGATCAACATAATCAACAACAACTCCTTCAGATTTATTAAAAGTAGTTTTAACAGCTCCTATACCTATTGTAACTATATCTTGTACTAATCTTTTTTTAGTTAATTGATATTTATTAAAAGCTAATACATTAGTTAAAGCCTCTTCTTGTGCTATTTCAATACTTTGTTTATAATTAAGCTGCATGTGAACTTCAAGCTCTTCATTATTTTGAGGTAAACTTTCTGGATTAGATGTGTTTAAAATGTTTATACCTAAATCTTGTTGTAAAGGAGCTGCTATATCTTTTAAAAGCATATCATTAGCTATGTTTAATGCATATTTAGTTCTTTTTTGTTGAGAAAAAGGATCCTGAGCATAAGCATTTATTTCATATTCTTTTTGTGATATACCATTAACAACTATATCTACAAATTTAGGTATAATAGGAACTGGCTTCCAGTCTAAATTTAAATAAGACAAATCACCATTAATAGATAATTCATCTTTATATTTTCTTACGCTTTGCTCTCCTCTAGCGTATAATCTTAAGTTATGAAAATTTTGATAACCCGTATTCCATCTACTACCATTTACTCTACCTCCTCTAAACCATTCATATTCAATAGCTTGCCCAACTAATAATCCATATTCTAACGTTTTCTTTTCCTGTTCAGATACCATCTGATCTGGAAACGCACTATTAATACCAGTGTTTAATTTCATCTATTAATTATTTTTGATTCATTGCCTCTATTGTCATATTTAGAAAAGCTTAAATTGACAGGTTGTTTTATTATTTCAGCAACGGGTCTATATTTATTTTTATTACAAGCCATTATAGCTAAGCCAGAACTTATCGATGCATCGTGTCTTGTTCTATCATTTATATTAAAAGCAGCCCAGTCTTCTAATGTGCGCTGAAAATACATTGTTCCATATTGTTCATTATTGTAACCTACAAAACTTTCAATATAAGCTTCTATTGCAGCAGCATGAGCTTGTTTAACGTCTTCACTAGAATTAGGTATACCACCTATTTCTTTTTCTGTAACAGATAATTTATGCATTGTTTTATCTGGTCTATTCATAGAATAACCTCTGTAACCTCTTCTTTTAAAATGATATAATAATCTTGGTTTATTATTTTCACATAATATTGGCATGCCATAAAATATACAAGCCATCAATACATCTTCAAAGAAAATTTCTGCAGTTGGCGGTCTTGATATGTATTCTAAAAATATTAAGTTTGGTGGCGCATTTTCCATACTAAACTTAGTTAAACCGTGTAAAGATCCTTTTGATCCTCTACCATCTACGGTTCCAGATATATCATAGCTATCACACCCAAAAGCGCCCATATGATCATTACCAGGATATTTCCTACCGTTTTTTATAAGTATTCTATTTTGTTGGTTTATGCTTGGCACCCATGAAACAAAAAATCTACCTTGTTTACTTGGTATAAACATAACCGTTGTATCTTTAACTCCATCTTGCCATTGAAAATTACCTTGAGTAATGACATTTGAATGTTTTAAATCTTCGTTATAATCTATTTGTTCGTAAATTTTAGTTAAATTAAATAAAGATTGTTTTGTTTCATCTCTGAAAGCGTGTTTTTCTGTACGTGGAAACTGTCTATATAATTCATTAAGTGCATCAGGATCATCCTTAAGGCCATCTACTTCATTCTCCCAGTGTTCAATGACGCCAATTTCAATCTCTTGGCCATCGATGCCATTAACTTTGGATTTTGGAGTTTCAAAGACAGGGTATCCATGAGCATCAATGTATCCTTCGTAGTTCCATTCCATAGGTATGAACAAGCTATATAATCCTGAGCTAGTCTGTCCATTGCGGTTTCTTTTGGTAACATTTGAGTCATCATATAATTTTTTATAATTTCTACCACCTTTATCAAGAGCATTGCTCGTTGATCCCATCAT